GCTTGCATTTGCTTAGCGTACATTATATTTCGTAGATTAACATTATTTAGGTCTTTAAAATAACTGTTAGTAGTGAGCCACCCAAACAGAACTAGAGGCATTACTAAGTCATCATGGTAACCTTCATCAGCTTCATATGATCCTTTTTTCTCAATAAAGGTCGAGATTTCGGAGATCGTATCAGCATCATTTATAATAAGTTTGTTTTCCTCAACGAGTGCTTTAAAGTTATGACACCCAATTCGTTTGATTTTTTTATCGGTATTAACACCCAACTGTGTTTTACCACCACCAAAACCACCTGAGACAGTCTGTCCCAAAGCGTGTCTTGTAACCATCAATATATTTTCGTATTCCATCTCAGAATATAGGATGTGAGCAACCTGTTCCGAGATGTTAATTTCCAATAATACCCATGCTTGGTTGTAGTCTGATCCAACTTTATAAATCACATTTGGATAGAGCAACGGACTAATTTCATTATTACGATACTTTGCAACGATTCTGTAAGGAACCTCTGTAATATCAATAACTTGGAATGCTGAATAATCCCCACCAACACCTTTTGCTATATCGCAAACCATACAATAACTATGACCAGCCTGTGGGTTTACATATACATCTAACCCATCTTTCTGATAGACGATAGTATCTGGACTCATTCTAGAAATAGCATCTGCTCTAACTAGAGTAAGAGAAGAACCTAAGAAGTTACAAAGAACCTCTTGAGTAAATTTAAGTTCACCAAGCTGTGCTTTTTGTTCTGCAGCCCATGCTTCATCACGACCTGGAATTTCCCAGTATGGTATGAATAGATTAACGAATCCATTTCTACCCTTTTCAGCATCTGTCCAAAACTTCCAGAAATGATTATATCCTAAAGGAGTTGAAGACAATAGAATCTTAGTAGTCTGACCAGCTGAAATCGTAGGATAGACTGAAGTAAAGAATTCTTCTGCCACATTGTTTGGAATAATCGCTGCCTCGTCAACATACAACATGTTTACTGATTTACCACGAATACCAGACTTACCTGTTGCAGCAGTGAATACTTTTGATCCATTCTCTAATTCAATATCACCTTTGTTCCAAGTAGTAACACCTTGCTGCATCCACTTTGGTAGCAACTCATACATTGTTTGATAACGATCTAAAACCTCACGAGCAGCAGTTGCTTTGTTCGCAAGGATAGCCACAGTTTTGTTGGCTTGGAAAATCGTATACCAAAGAATGTAGGCTGCAGAGGTAGTTGTCTTACCTTGCTGACGACCTTCCATAAGAATCACACGACGATTAGTATGGATTACATTTACTTTGTTTTTCTGGCAATCATACAGTTTAAACAACTGTAAGCCATGATCCAGTGTAACAATATAGCAGTAGGTCTCGATAAAATATATCGGATCTGCTGCACACTTCATGTACTCTTTTACATCTTCAGGTGTAAAATCAACGGTAACTCCAGCTGCTTTTAAATTGGAGTTTGAATTATAAATTTGTGCCATTAGAAGTTAGATGTCCAACTCTCATTATCAACTGTTGCAGTAGTTACATCACCTTCTGCCGTATAAATTCTATTTGGGTTACTAAAGTTTTCGTTCTGACCAACATTAGCATTAACAGTATCGATAATACTTTGACCAGAAATTGGTCCAAATAAATTCATTTTCATTTGAAAGCTAAGAGTATGAGTAACAAACCTACGAGTTTGGAAATCTCCATCATAATCATCTTGAACCGATACACTATTTAACACGATAGGAACATCAAGTTTAACATTCATATCTGGAACTGCATTAAGAGTCAATGTATACTCAGGTGTAAAAGTAGGAAGAATTTGTTCTATAATTTGTAGACCATCTTCTTGAGTTTTTGTTAGAATGTATAATGATAAATCAATATTGTATGGAACAGGAGTATACATAGTAGATACTGAACCAGTACCATCACCACATTTTATCTGTTGCATGCGATTTACTTTACGAGATGGATCATAGTTATAACCAATAATTTCAAAAGACATTCTTGGTAGAGTTGTATAAACATGATTTTCCAAAGTTGGATCTTGTTCCAAACGAACAATCCACTTTTCCTTTGGTGCATAAGCCAGTGGAATCTGTAATCTTTGAATTACCGTACCAGTTACAGAATCACCTTCACGACGATCGATATAGATGTCGCTGAATAGTGAACCAAATCCTACAATGCACTTGCGGATTATTCCGTGGTAGTATACATTACTGTTTAACATTATGGGTTATTATCTCTGTCAATTTCACCGAATGGATTTGATACGCTAAACAATACATCCTGTGCTTGTGTTTTAAACTTATTGTTATCACCGAAGGATTCTGGCTTATCAATATTAATATCAATAGAAGCAGTTGCTACCGCACCAGATCCGCCACCGCCAGTTATAGAAACTACTGGAGCAGTTTGATATCCACTACCTGGATTTGTTACATCAATGCGAATAATTTTATTTGCAGTAGCACCTGTTCCACGAACAGCAGTTGCTGTAGCACCAAAACCAGTTGCGCTTGTGAATGATACTGTTGGAACTGAAGTATATCCTGTTCCTTGAGTTGTCATTGTAATCTTAGTAACTTCACCGAGTGGAGATCTAGTTGTATTAGTGGTAAATGTTTTGAGAGTTTCAAAGGCATCAATTGGTGCAATGCCAGTATCAATTCTTTCAGAAGCATACTGGAACAATTCAACTTGTAGTTTGTAAACATATAGTTTACCAAGCTGATAAAATGGATCTTGATGGGCAACAAATTTAATTTCAAACAAACCTTTAGTTAATGGAAAGTAAATTAAATCACCTTCGCATGGTCTATTTGGTAGAATGGTTTGACCATAGCGACCAACCATCTGTTCCCAGCGACGACGAGCAACTACCAATGTAGCTGACTGTTCCATCATAAGACCAAACTTCTGAATGAACGCACCTTGTCCACCAAGAGAATCTACATTCTCAAAATACATTTCAATTGGAAATGAAGAGGTAAATTTTGATAGACGATCTTCACCAAGAATCTCGTCTTTTGAAACTAATGTTCTTGGAATGTACATGAACTCATTACCATAAATCTTAAGAGATTCGATAATTAGATCTTCAACTAGGTACTGCTCATTTCTAGTACCATGAGAAAAATAAACATTAGTTGTTGACATGTTATCCTAAAAAGAAATCAAGAGGTGCTGATTTATTTTGTAATTCGTCTTCTAGATCTTTAATTTCCGTAGTGGCTTCGTCATATAGTTTATCACCATCCAGAGTTACACCACCTGGAAGTTGAATGCCAGAGAATTTTTTAATGTTGGTTGCCCACTGTTTTTTAAACAATGCAATAACATAGTGTTTTAACCACTGTTCGTTGTAAACTTTACTCCATGTGGTCGGATCCATTGCACGATAAGACTGAACAATAATATAATCACCAAGAATAAAATCTGTTGCCCAATTAGCGTCTAGGTATAAACGACCATTTAAACGATTGAACCTAAATCTTTGATGACCATTTAACTCTAAATCTAATAGAGCCAAATGCGACATAACTGTTTTGTAGTAGATTAAAGAAGTAGATGTTAAATCATACAAGTCATTTAATCTTAATTGATACTGCAAGTCGAAAATGTTCTTTGATGAAGATGCTTGTCCAGCAGATATAATTTGAGTGACACCCCAAACATAGTCTGGAATTTCAATATAACGATTATCGTATTCACGAAGTGTGATAGAAGATAGAGTTGCAGTATGCCCTGCTGAACCAGTAATTGTTTCAGCAGCGGTAAAAGTACCAACAACATTTTTAACTAATAATAGAGTACCAGAAGAAGTTCTACTGGATTCTTGACAAACTTCAGCAGTCGCACCAGAAGTTGCTCCAGTAATTTTTTCAGCAAGATTAAATGTGCCTGCTACTGATGTAGATAATGTAATTTCAGAAGCACGAATTTGTTGCTTAAGATAAATCTGCTCAATACCTTCATAGTGATATATTTTCCAATAATCAAGTGCTTCATCAAGACGATCTTCTAGTTGATCATCATCCACATTTATCTCGAGCACGGGAGCACCCAGTGCTCTTAGCGCATATTGTTTTAACCCATCTCTTGTAGAAACAGCCATTTTAGTTTCCTAACTTTGCTTTTAGTTCTTCGATTTGTTTTTGCTGTTCTTTAATAGCTTCAACTAATAATGGAATCATTCTTTCATAATGAATAGTTAAGTATGTTGCATCGATTGGAGCAGGAACAACGATCTCTGGTAGAACTGCCTGAACTTGTTGAGCAGACAAACCTACTTCTTGTTTAGAAGAATCGTATCCTAATGATGCAGCAGTTTCATTTGCATGATAGTGGAAACCATCAAGAGAAAGGACTTTCTCCAAAGCATTTTCGATATTGCCAGTACGAGTCTTAAGACGATCGTCTGAGTAGTAACCAGTAATAGTTCCAGTTGCACGGATCTCACCAGCAGTACCAGAAGCAGCAGTTCCAACTCCAATTGAACCTAACTGTATACTAGTATTAGTTGGAATAATTTCTGGGATAGTCCAAGTAACTGCAACAGAACCATCAACAGATTTACCAGTACCACCAAGAGTGATAGTTCTAGCAGTACCCCAAGATGCAGTAGTAATTGCTGCAGAACCATCAAATGCAGTTCCGTTAATATTTCGTGGAGTAGTCAGCGTAGCTGCAGAACCAGTAATACGAAGAGCATCAATAACACCTAGTGTACCAGACAGAACACCACCAGTATTAGTTGCGTCTGGAATAAAGGTAAAGAATCCAGTGCTATCGTCAAAGCCAAAGAAACCATTCTTGGCAGTTCCACTGAACCAGCGGAATTGAACACCACGATCTAAGTTGTTATCTACTGTTGGAACAGTATCACCACCCAACTGTAGAATTAAGTTATCTAAGTTAACAGTACTAGAATTAACTGTAGTAGTTGTACCATTGACTGTTAAGTTACCAGTAATAACTGTATTAGCATTATTTAATGTTAATGTACCAGTTGCAGCACCAATAGAAAGTGTGCTTGCTGCACCGAAAGCATTGACAGTAGTGGCTACTGTATTAAAAATATCCATCGATGCACTACCAGCAACAACGCTAGTAGTCAATGTCGGACTAGTACCAAACACTATAACACCTGTACCAGTTTCGTCAGTAATGGCTGTCGCCAACTGAGCAGAAGTGGCAGTTAAAGTATTGTTTGTTAAGTTGATAGTCTTATTAGTAAGAGTATCTGTTGTTGCTTTACCAACTAATGTATCAGTAGCTGCAGGTAATGTTAGAGTAGTAGTACCAGCTACAGCAGTGGCAACAAGAGTAGTTGTACCAGATGTAGATCCGTTTACTGCCACACCAGTAGTAACTTCAACTGTACCTAATTTTAGCCAATCATAAACTGCGCCAGTTAATGAGACTGTATTAGTTGGCTCAGCAATACCACTAATCAATAACCACTTTGCTGAACTAGCTTGTTTTATCAAGCCAGTATGTAATGCACTACCAGAAGTGTAGTTACCAACAAAACCAATGTCTAGAATATTTGCAGGATTACCTTCTGCTAGTCTAATAATGTTATCATCAATAGACAAACTTGTAGCATTAAGGGTAGTTGTTGTACCATTAATTGTTAAGTTACCTGTAACTGTTAAATTATTATTAACAGTTGTAGTACCAGTAGCTGCACCTAGAGAAACTGTAGTAGCTGCACCACCAATATTAAGAGTAGTGGCAGTTACATTGAACACATTCTGAGTAGTTTGTGTTCCAACTAGCGTACCAGTGTAATCTTTAAGATTAGTTCTATTCCATTGACCAACTTGAGTTGATGCAGTTCCTGCACCATCCTCAGCATAAAAATCTAAGTCACCATTTGATGCACTTGCAGATGTTTCTGCAATAATAAAAGTAAATCCATCAACTGATTTTACACCGCCCAGAGATGCCCATGCTGCTGCAGCATATCCTTCAAAAGAAGAAAGAGTACTATTATAGCGGATCATACCAGTGGCAGGAGTTACTGGTCTTTGACCAGTACTACCAACTGGGATTTTCCAGTTGCTTGAACCCGTGGCAGTAAGAATATCTAATCCAGCTAAAGAAGCACTAGTGCTACCCAAAGAAATTGCAGTAGAACCAACAGTAATTTGTCCAGCTGCCCAAGATGGAGCAGAAGAAGCACCAGTAGAAATAAGGAAAGTTCCTGAAGCACCTGGAGCAATAAAGGAAGTTGTTCCAGTATCTGCTTGGTAAGGTAGGTAACCAGCTGATCCACCAGCAATGTTAGTGGCAGTAACGGCAGTGCTAGAAGTACCTGCAGTAATTGAAGCTGGAGAAACCCACGCAGGTACACCAGATCCAGAAGAAACTAAAAGTTGTCCAGAAGAACCAACACCAGTAAAACCGATACTGCTATTTGTAGAATAAGCAACCGCACCAGAAGCAGCAGATAATGACGCACCAGTACCACCGTAACCTAAACCGACAGGTTGACCATTCCAAACAGAGTTTGTAGATAATGTTTTATTGGTTAGAGTCTGAGCAGAAGTATTATTAATTAAAATGGCTCCACCACCTGGAGTTACACCATCATGAAGTCTAAATGTTTTTACTTCAGTGTCATAGGTAATCTCACCAATAGCACCTGTGAATGCATTGTTCTGGGTAGTAGTTCCTCTTCTAAATTGTACTTGCGTTGCCATTTATTATTCCTCTTTCGATATATTTATGCTTGGGCTTCTGACCAGAATAAGTTGATGTTTGTGGTGCACGAAGAAGCAGATAAGTTTTTAATAACAACTGCCAAGACATCTGGACCATCTGGATAATTACTATATCCACCAATAGCAGAATTAGTCAATTCTTTTAACTGACCCAAGTCGATTTCAGCAAAACCATTAACCTGCGCAAGCGTCGCAAACACTTGTTCACCTGGAGTTGCAGTAGTAGTAACGCTTGTTGAAATTTGCGCAAATGATGGTTGGGATCCTAATGAGCTAGTATTAACAGAATTCCATGTTAATGAAGACGCATCAATATTACCTGGATTCAAAATACCGTAAACTTGAATATTTTGTGTTGATGTCATCTGTAGTTTTTGTAGCAATAACTGAGATCTATTAATTAAATCTCGTTCACCTAAAGTTCCAGATATAGAGTTTGATACAGATGGAGCTAATCTTAAGAAGAAAGCTGTTTCTGATGAGTCTGCTGGAATATTATTATTTAATGATGCATAGTTAAAAAAGTATCCACGATCAGTATCAAATCCACCATCCATAATATAAGATGAACCCCAGTGATTAATAACTGGTGATGCTGTACAACTAATAAGAATAACTGAATTAAAACCATTACCAACTACATGGGATGCAGCTGCACCACCACTAAATGTTTTCTGAGATCCGCCAGCAAATTGTTGGAAGGAAGCACCTCTGGTGCAACCATTTAAAATATTACCTGCTTTACTACTATAATTAATGCACTCATTTTCTATCATTACAGTTCCGCTAGATGGGAAACGATATCCATCTACTAACTCAATTGATGTTGCAGAATTACTAATAGTAGTGGCTAATCTTCCAATAACAGATTCATTGATCGCTTGGTAACGAACTGCGCTGTTACCAGATCGCATATAGGCTTCGTCATTTAAGTTATTCTGTTTCATACGGTGAACAAGAACCATATTACCATCACCACCACGACACATAAAGTCGATAAAACCAGCACCATACCAAGAGAATGAAATACCCAACATTTGCATTTTGTTAAGGTTTAAATTGTATCCAGAAATACCAGTACCATCAACTTTATCAATATTAAATTGAGATTGAGGAATTCTTTGATCTATAACAACTGCAATTTTAACCCCAGTAGAATTTGAGACACCTCTATACTCTGGGTTAACTGTCATTGTATTATCATCAGTAATGGAACCAACCATGTAAGTCATACCACGAATAACAATTCTATCACCAGCTTTTAATTGTTGAGTGAAACGACAATTTGTGCCAGATATTAATTGTGATCCAGCATTTACTGCCACAAAACCAGATAATTGATATGTAGCTGATCTTTTAACAACTGCCATTTCTGATCCGTCAAATTCCCAGAATAATCCATTTTGATCATCGAATGGTCCAACACGAACAGAAGCCCCATGCCAGTTTTTAACTGTGACACGAGGAAGGTTTGTAATAACTGCACTAGTAGAACCTAGTGTACCCTGTGCAGAAACTGTAAAAATATTTTCACTGGTAATACCAGCAACACCATATGTTCCGTTGTATCCACTGGTAACAACACCAGAAATTAGAACTGACGCACCAATTTGTAAACCATGGTCAGATTCTGTTGTGACAGTAATTGTTGAACCAACAGTAGTACCAGAAGCTGAAATTTGGTCAAGGTTAAGAACTGGATTAAATAAAACACCTGAAGTCCAAAGCACACCCTTACCTGATTGGTAACGCATATACTTTTTAGTTTGACGAGCAACAGACGCACCATGAGAAGCAACGAAAGTTCCAAGAGTGACACCACCATCAAATGGTCGATGCATAACAAACGCATCTGATCTTGTATGAATAACCATAGTAATAGCAGCGGAAGCCACCGCACCACCGACACGAGCAGTAAATGTAAATGTAGTTGGAGATGGAACTGATTCTGCAAAAAAGTTACCAGTTAATAGTGCGTGGTTTGTCCCAACAGAACTGGCAACACCAACGATAGGAGCACCTGGAACTAAACCATGGTTGGCAGAACAAGTAACAGTAATAACTGAAGGGTTTGCACCATTAGATGTAACAGTAGATATTGGTAATTGTGACCCAGCATAAAAACCACCACGACGACCATAAGTGGAACTACCAAAAATTGATAAACCATTTGTTCCAACAATACCTTTAGCATAGTATGTAAATGTAGTGCTAGTTGGAACAGAGTTAATTACAAAAGCACCTTCTGCTCTTGCGTAGTTTGCAGTGTTGGTTAATCCAAAAATAATAACTGGATTATTAACAGTAAGACCATGAGCAACAGAAGTAGTTACAGTGATCAATGATGGAGAATTACCATCAGTAGTGATAGAAGTAATAAACAAATCTAGTCCAGGCTTTTCAAAAATTCCTGGAACATTACGAATGTCAGTATAGTTCTGCCACTTTGTTGGTTGAAGACCATATTCAAAGTCAGCATCAATTAGTGATTGTGGTTGTGCGATGCGCATTCTTTCAATTGCATCAACACCGAATGCATATGGACGAACAATGTTACCAACTTGTTTAGGCGCATCAGTATAAATGGCAATTTTGTCATTGGCTGACATTGCCGAAGTATCTTTACTAAATGTTACAGTAGTAGCACCATCTTGTTCGGAATAAAAAGTATTACTATCACTAGGGTCGAATGATACTGTACCACTACGAGTTGGGTCACCAATAGCATAAATGTTTTCTTGGATAGTTTTATTTGCAACGATCAACAGTTGAGTCGCATCACACTTTCCAGGGAACTTAATAGTTCCAGCATTTGCAATACCTGGAGTAAAAATATATTTTTCAACTAGTTGGCGAGCCATGTTTTTCCTTTAGAAACCAAAAATAATAGAGTAAGCAATATAGTCAGCTTTAATAGACTGATCGATATTATTCAATGAAACGATACCATCAACAACAAGAGTACCCATGTTATAGATGTACTCAGAAAGTCCAGTTACTAATCCTAGATCTTCTGTAATTGTTACAACCAAGTCAGTGACTAAACCAAGATCCGACTGAGCATTAGTGGCAAAAACTGCAGAGGCTATTACAGCATCTGGATTAGAATTTTGCCAGATCGATCCGTTAAATTTTAAAACTTGCTGGGCAGTTGGTGATGTGATAGTAACATCAGTTAAACCATCTAATGTTGCTGCTGAGTTTGAAACCCACTGAACACCAGATCCAGTTGACGCTAATAGATAACCATTTGCACCTGTGTTACCCCCAGCAGTTAATGCGCCAGTTAAGATTGCGCCATTTAGAGTTTTGTTTGTTAAAGTGTCGGTCGTGCTACGACCGACTAATGTATCTGTAGTAGTTGGTAAAGTTAATGTACCAGTATTAACAATTGTTGAAATTACTGGAGATGTTAGAATTTTGTTTGTTAAAGTGTCGGTCGTGCTACGACCGACTAATGTATCTGTAGTAGTTGGTAAAGTTAATGTACCAGTATTAACAATTGTTGAAATTACTGGAGATGTTAGAGTTTTGTTTGTTAGAGTTTGTGTACCAGTTAAAGTAACACCAGAACTACTCCACTCAACACCACTACCAGTAGATATTAAAAATTGACCATTAGTACCAACTGAATCTCCAGCCTGTAATGTGCCTGTTAATCTTACAGCTGATAATGTTTTATTTGTTAGGGTTTGTGTTGCATCTAATGTGGAAACTGCAACGATAGACTCTGTTATTCCATCGTCTTTTTTGAAAAATAGGTTACCATTGTAGGTATTGATCGCAATCTCACCCAGCGCAATATCGGTGGTGAGAGGAATTTTACCTGGAACTGCACTTCGTTTTAAAATAACGATGTTTGAGTTTAAGGTAAGTGGTGGGCTACCGCCTCCTGCAGCTGGCATTATAATAACCTATTCTATATAGAATTTAAAACAAAAACCAGTATATACTGGTAGTGGGAATTACACCCACTCATGTATTTAGCGAATTTTAATAAGTGCCACCATCAATCTGGAATCCATCCAATAATGAAGTCGCAGCACCTGCACCGATAATATCAGTGCCAACATAAATTTTCTTGGCAACGGACAAACCACCAGACATAACAACACCAGCAGTTCCAAGTGGACCAGCTTCAGTAGTGTTAGTAAATGTAATTAGACCAGAACCAGCAATAGTAGTACCACTAAAAGAAGAAGCAGTTATTGTCTTATTGCTTAGTGCTTCAGATCCAGCTAGAGTAGCAAGAGTACCAGTAACAGGTAGTGTTAATGAGGTGTTTGCAGTTGCAGTAAATGTCTGAGTAAACGCACCAGCATGGGATACATTACCTGCTAGAGTTAATGTATTTGATCCGTTGTTTACACCAGTACCACCATAAGTTGGACCAACGATAGTACCTTGCCAAGTACCAGTTGCGATAGTACCAAGAGTAGTAATAGTTGCTTGACCAACATAACTTGAAGAGATGTCAATCGCATCAGCAGAGATAGAGATACGGTTATTAGTACCAACTGCGTTTAGTGTATTACCAGTTTTAGTTAAACCATCACCAGCAACAACTTGCCCAGCACCAGAGAACTGAACATAGTCAATTCCAGTAGTACCAATTGTAATAGCACCATTAGTAGTTACAACAAAACCATTATCAGCGTTAACTGTACCTTCTTGAACAAAACAGAAATCTCCACCTTCAACTTCTAAAACGCTAGCATTACTATCATTGTCAATAGCACGAGTAAGAACCCAGTTTGTAGAAACAGTACCAACAGTGGTTACTGTATAGATACCATTTTGGAAAGCAGTTGATTGATCTTTAACAAGAACACGCTGTCCAGCTGTTAAGACGATCGAATCAATTGTAAAGGCAGCTTGAGATCCAGAGTTAGTTAATGTAGCACCAACACCAGAAGATCCGTTAGCATATGTTGCAGTTAAGTTTGCAGTAGTTGCTGCACGAACTGCATCTTTAACCTTTAAACCAGTTTTAACAGCGTCAACATAGTTCTTAGTTGCAGCGTCAGTAGACTGAGTAGGTTCAGCAACAGAGGTGATTCGTTTGTTGGCAACATCAACAGAACCAGTACCAGTTGGAACTAGGTTAACACTGTTGTTACCAGCTGCAGCATTAACAGTCATATTACCAGAAGTGGCAGTAATGCTAGTTGCTAGAGCAGCACCAAGAGTTGGAGTTACTAGAGTTGGGCTAGATGCGAATACTAAAGCACCAGAACCAGTTTCATCAGAGATAACACCAGCAAGTTCGGCAGAAGTAGTTGCAGCAAATACGCTTAGTTTGTTTGCTACATAAGCAACAGTACCACCACCACTGAATGCCACAGAAGAAGTATCTGTACCAGTGAATGTTAATGTATTGCTTGCAGTAAGAGTTTTACCATCAGCGATAGTTAAAGTAGAACCAGTTGCTGGAGCAGTAATTGTTACTTTATTAATTGTAGTGGCAGAAGCAACACCAAGAGTTGGAGTTACTAGAGTTGGGCTAGATGCGAATACTAAAGCACCAGAACCTGTCTCATCAGAAACCGCAGTTGCCAGTTGGGCAGATGTCATAGTTACGGTGTTTGAACCGAAACTAATTGTCTTGTTAGTTAGTGTATCAGTAGTGGCACGACCAACTAGTATATCTGTTGCTGCTGGCAGAGTTAATGAATTTGACCCAGCAACAGCAGAAGCAAGTACAGTAATTGTACCTGAAGTAGATCCATTAAATGTAGCACCTGTAGAACCAATGGTTGCACCATTGATTGTTGGGCTAGTTAGTGTCTTATTAGTAAGAGTCTGAGTACCAGTTAGCGTAGCAACAGTCGAATCTATATCGAATGTAACGCTAGTAGCTGTACCAACTGCAGCAACTGTAGAAGTAATACCAGTACCACCAACGAAGGTAACAGTATCAGTGGCAAGAGCAACAGAGTCAGTACCAGTGTCACCAGCAATACTAAGAGTAGTGGTAATTGAAGCAGTAGAAGCTGCAGTCAAACGACCTTGAGCATCAACAGTAAATACTGGGATTGCAGTGGCAGATCCGTAACTACCTGCAGTTACTGCAGTGTTAATTAAAGAAAGTGTAGAAGTATTAGAACCATCAGAGTTGGTAACAAGAATCTGACCAGCAGTACCAGTTACTGCACCGCCAACTGTATCAAAGATGAACTCGGCAAGACTATCTGAAGTTCCATTAATGTATACATTATTAAGAACTGTTTTACCAGTACCGTTTGGAGTAAGAACAATGTTACCATTGGTATCAGTTGAACTGATAGTATTAGTGCTACCAGTAAGAGTTAGATTACCAACATTAAGGTTATTAATTTTACTGCTGGCATCAAGAACAATCGCAGATGACGCAGTTAGCGTACCTGGAGTATGATCCAACATGTCGGTAAAGTATTTACCACCGATGACAAAGTGGTTTGCTGCATTACCTGATGTTTCTGTACCAAAACCAATGTATAGGCGATCACCACCATTAGAACCATTGTCGGTTAATGCTGAATACGCTAATTCGCCAGCACCCAGCGTTGCTGGATTACCTGTTACTGACGAACGCTTTATGCGAATAATAGATGCCATCTTTTATTTCTCCGTTAAAATTCTCCACCTTCCATGTTCTGAGCATCGAGGGTGGTGGTGGATGTCCACTTATTTGTTGTTGTTCTGTATACTAAAACTGATCCATTAATCTTAGTAGTTGTATCGACATCTGCAATCGCACTCAATGATTCTACCACTGCTGGATTAGTAACAGTTGATGATGAAAGAGTCAATACCCCTTCGGATACTGCAACTGTTAATGCTTCATCAGGTGAAACTACCGCTATTGTATCTGCCATATTATATCTGAGTAATTTGTGGTGTTACTGTTACAATACCTTCAACCACTCTAGTTTTAGTCGTAGCAGGAGAAGTTATTTCTACATCATAAAGCCATCTGCCAGAAGGGATAGCCTCTGATTGAGTGTTTGATAATTGTAATCTAATCTTACCAGTAGCTGCATTATAGATACTAGCATTAAAGTTATATACAGTACTAGAACTGTATGATTTTCTAATTTGTGAAGCTACAGTATACCCAGTCAAATCTAGTGCTTGACCATTAGAAGCAGTCACAGTAATAATATTACTATAAGTGCTTCCAGCATCTACAAAAAGGTTGCTAATAGTAGCCATTTTTATTTAATCCCCAGTTTACATCTTATTTATAAACTAAGGGATTTGCTTTCTTACAAATCAGTTCTTGTAAAGTTTGCCTGACCCCAACCATGTTGTGATGGGTTGTTTGAGCCATCCCATCCGTAGTACCAAGCCATAGGACCAGTAGAAAGAACGAATCTATTATTAGTGGTAATGAAACAGAAACCAGATTCTGAAGATTCACCCACAGCACCAATCATATAAGCAGGTTCATGGAATCTTGGTTGCATTGGATGATATGCTCCTCTTTGGAAATGTTCCCATGGTAATCTGTTACCACCACGATTATGTTGAGCAGTAGGATCAACACCTCCGTTATTACCAACACCACGAGAATAGGGAGTTCCATTCGTTCCGTTTGACCATGTTCTTCCGTCTGAGTTTTGGAAAATAACTTTTAAGTTTGCAGTTTGCTTAGATGTATGAATATACTTAATATCAGTCATATTACCCATATGAATAGGAACTGGAGTCTGAGTGTTTGGGTTATTGTAGGCATTATCAGAAACACACTCATCATAGTTTAGATGTTTTCTATATGTTGGAATAGAACCTTGTCCGTTATCACCAATTAGAAACATAGCACCAGTACCCTTTTCTTTGATAACTATACCATGGGTCATGTTACTTCGATTGATTAGCCAGAACTCTTCACAGTTTCTCATGACATCATTAAGATTACCTATCTCAGACATTTTATTACCAATGCCTTTAGAATTTCTACGGTAATTAAATAATTGAGCAGCTGGAGTAAAGACGCCAATATATGTTTGGTTTGTATTGCCCATACCATAAATAGACGCACCACTTGCACCGTAGTAACCAACATAGTGCAAAGTTCCGTCGTTGGTTAAAACAACTCCATTACCATAGGATCCTTGTCCTTGGAACATAACTTTCTTAATACCACCAAATCTTGCCCAGTTATATTTAATTCTTTCTGGACGATAAAGATTACCATAGTTACCTTGTCCTAGTTGCCCGTAACCATTATAACCCCAAGAATATAAATCACCATCTTGAGTTAATGCGTATGAAGATTGGTAATCATATCCAGACATCCACATATCTACAATAGCTTTACCATGAAAATAATTTTGTGGTATTACTGTTGGTGTTGAGTAGTTAGATGTATTACCGTGTCCTAATTGTCCGTAGCCATTATATCCCCATGTCCACACACGACCTGTATTATCTAATGCATAGCAAGAGTGAGTATCAGTATCTTCTGAATATACACCCTTTGCAGAGTGACCAGCTTTAATAACAAATACATCTCTTAGTACACCAGTTCCTCTAGCACCAGATCTTCCAACTCTTCGGAAATATTGTCTGTTAGTAGTAGTTCCATCACCATTTTGTCCATGCCCAGCGTAACCACATTTATATAATTCGCCATTATCAAATAAAGCAAATGTAAAGGCATCTGTTCCTGTGAGTTGGATTAATTTTGGAGCACCACCAGTAATTGATGGTCTATATCCATCGATATAATCATAGAAATCAAAACCAGCATTTTTAGTGAAATTAAATGTACCACTGGCATTCACATTATTAGAAGCCAACCAAGTAGTTCTTTCACCTAGTCCGTGTCCAATATCACCATAATCACGACCCAAGAAAGATAACTCATAGTTACCATTAATTGTCATGACATTAATATATCCTGTCTGGTTAGCCATATTATTATCTTCGCACATATTGCGAGTCCAACCCATTGGAGGATATAGCGCAAATTGTAGTTGATTTTTCGATCTATCCAGTCTAGAACATTCTGCAATTTTAGTCCACTTAGTTGTAACTGCACCATTCTCATAAATTGGATGTCCACCAAAATTATCAGTAACACACTGGAAAAAGTCACCATTGTAACGAACAATGTCGCCAACATAATGTTGATCTTTAAATGCCCAGTCACCTTTATAGACAGAACCACTTATTACTAGAGTCCAGTTAGTCGTATCAATTCCTGGTTTTACTTCATGACCAAATAGATTGTTTTCTACATGGTAGTTGCTATTCATCACATAGGCTTTACCATTAATACGAACTGTATCATTTATTTTATAAATGGTTCCTTCATCCCAGCTTCCCATCCAATTTTGTTTTAATTGGGTGTAATCTAAGTCACCCGCTAAAGATCTTGATAGTGGCATTTAATTTACCTTTTTCCTATTATGCTTGTTCTTCTGTAAATACTTTTCCTGCTGAGGCTGTAGCTAGTCTCACAGCTTCTTCTGCAAATGCTTTAGCCATAGCTTCTAAATCTACTTCTGGTTCACTTTCAGAAGATTTTATTCTTTCTAACCTAGCTGCCATTCTTGCTTCTTCTTCATCCGCATTCTTTTGAGCCTGTTCTAATACAACCTCAGGAATATTATACAAAGAAATTAAATCTTTTTTATGAACAGCAACATCATATGCAGGTAAACCCAATTTGTTTAGATACTCTGGATCTTCCTTGTATTTATTTGCAATAGAACCATTGTATAACAATACAGTTTTTGTAAAGTTGCCATCTAGTTTTGTTTCAATATTAAAGTCATTATCATCAGTAGGTGTCAACATTTCTTCTGTCATGTCTTTATGAACAGAATCATATCTTTTGTTACCAATAGTAATTAAGTAAATATTTTCCGCATCCCATTCAGTTGGGTAACGAGGATCTCGGTCACCCTTAAATTGCGTAACACCATTAATTTCTGTATCTTCTTCAAGAATTTTATGAAGATCAAATCCTAAAGAAGGAAATGCTGTAGTAGTGTCATCTGTTTGCGATACTATTTTTCTAGTAGTTATCTTGCTCGTTGCCATTTTTATTCCTTAAACAAAATTAGGTACTGGATATGGAGTATTCTGAGGCTCACCTTGACCATTGACACTGTAATTATAGTCTCTGCCGCACAATAGAATTTCTCCTCGTTCTGTCAACCAGAAGTTGGCAGTTACATGTCCAGCAGGGGCATCATAATCACCATAACCCCAAATATCTACAACACGATTTCCTGGTTCATAGTAGTTACTAGCCATAAAACAACGAGCCCATCCAGCATTAGTGCTGCTGGTTCCATTCTGTTGATGATATGTGTAGTTATTACCTACCACATTCTGATGACCAACACCAGCTTCTCCATACTGATTCCATCCAGAACCATATGTGATACCATCTTTATCTAAACATACTTGGGTATTAGCACCAGAGCGACCACTACCTGACATACAAACAATATCAGTCATCGCTCCCTTTGGTCCAAACATCTGTGCTGGTGTTAATCTGTTTGTGGTAGAAGCAGATCCAAAGTTATAATTACAGCATTACCGCATCCCCATAGTTGTAAACTTGTATCTAAGAAGAATGATAAGTGGCATCCACCTGTTGTTGCCCAAATATTTTTAATGCCACCAGCAATAGACCATCCAGCAGTAGAAGAAGTTCTTCTTAGTGTACCTGTTGAATTACTATCACTAGTAGTGTTATTAGTTCCTAGTTGCCCAACATCATTATATCCTTGTGTCCATACATGACCTTGTCCATCAAGAACCATGAGCCACTCTTGATTTTCTGCAGATGGAGTCATAACCTTTTGGATTCCACCATATGTTGCCCAGTTGATAGCAAGTTTATATGGTGCAGCACATTGAGAAGCAGAAACAAATCCTGTATTTGTTGCAAAACCTAATTGTCCGTAGTTATTTCTACCCCAACCCCATAATTGTCCAGATTCATCTAGTGCGTGAATAGAGTTTTCTTGAGTAAACACATCAACAATTCTATTATTCTCGAAGAAAATTGCTTTAGGTAAACACATTGGTGTGCGAACATTATCTGTTTGATTGGCTATTCTGAAACCTGTAGAAAGATGGTTTTCTGGACCAATACCGCATTGTCCGTAACCATTGTAACCCCATGTCCACAACTCACCAAATTCATCTAGTGCAGCGTACCAAACGCTGGAGTTTCTAGAATTTGAAGTACCACCTGCTAGTTTAACAATTGAACGATTACCAAATCTTGATTTGTCCAGTTGAATATATGCAGACGAATAATCTGCATCTTCACCAGTACCAAGAGAAGAACCAGAAGAAGTACCACCAACAATAACAGTACCATTAGATGTTAGCGAAGCATTAGTTGTCCACTGCGCATTGTTTTGCATTAGTCGTGGTGCTTGACTCTTTCTAAAGTTTTCAGCAAAAGATTTATTACCAAAGTGCGGGTTTGCATCTGTATAGTAATCATTAAAATACTGAGCAGCTTCTTCACCAGCACTTAGACGGTAACTATCTATCTGTCCTGGACCACCCAAACCATAGTAGATATGTCCCTTACCAATTCTGTGTCCACGACCATCAGCACCAACAGAAAGAGATCCACGATACTTCATCTGCGCTGGCATATGTGGTGTATTCCATGCCCATGCCCATGCAGCCAATGAGTTCGTTGCTGGGTCTTTATGAGATGCAGGAATGTTCCAAGGAATACCAGAATATGTACAAGCTACTGTACCAGTACCTGTACCTGTGGCAGTTGCTACGAATTCAGTTCCAACAGTATTATATGCTGCACCGAAACTAGTAAAGGTGCTTGTACCAACAGTTACAATAGTGTAAGTAGTACCTGCAATCATTGCAGTCGCACCTATTGTAGTTGCGTTTGAGAAGGTTGGTTTCTTAACATACGGATGTCCTGCCCAATTAAATGGATTTTTATTGACACCGCATACGATTCTTTCGTGAGGTAAAGCATCGTGACCAATAAGGAATGGTTCCCAGACACCAACATAATCAAAAAGTGGATCCACATTAGTATGACCATTAGTACAGAAATAAGAATTACCATTTCTTACAACTATCTGACCATCTGTATAATTAGCAGTTCTTGACCACTCACCAGAATATGTCATACCTTCACTTAACAAATCCCAATCGGTTTTGTTTAGAGCGACTTCATAGGTATTGGCCATTCTTCTTGGACCAATAGCAACCACTCCACTAATAGATCCAGTAGTAAGAGTATTTCGTTTGCTAACTTGAATAGTTGATTGTGTTGTTGATATATTAGTGATAGAAATAATTCTACAATCTGGTTCTAAGAAACTAGCATATGCAAATAAATCAGCATTTGCAACGATTCTAGAATCTGCAATATTTGGTAAAGTAGTATCCCATGTTACAGTGAAAGTATCAGTACCAAATGTCATTCCACTAATGTTTCCTGTCATTGGGAATCCACTTAATGGACCAAATAATAAAGATGTATAAGATTTGGAAGTTTCATTCTTATAGATGTAAGATTGTCCGTTATACTGAACAACATCACCTTGTGTATATGTAGCAGTAGAACTCCAGGCTCCTCTGTTTACAAATTTAATCTTACCTAATGTTAATGTAGTCATTTGTTATTTTCCCTTAATCTTATTGGTTCTTTAGTTTAGTCATGACATTCCAATAAGAACCTCTATAGTGCGTTCCACTAATAGTATAGTCATTTGAGTATCCAGTATTATAGCATCGACCTGTAGTTAAATCTACATAGAAACCGAACTTATTACTTGAGTGGCCAGTTGGGTAGTATTTCCAGTAAGAACGATATGTACTAATCTGAGCATGTGGATACAATAGATTATTCTTTAGTCGATAGTTTGCAGAAATATTATCTGGATCTCTGTCTTGTCTCTCATTGTATGTATCTGTATTTCCAGCAGCCCAAGCACCACCATTGTTTGAATACCCGCAGAAATACCAATCACCATCACTTCTCTTAACTGACATATTAGTATACGAAGAAGCACCACAATTTGATGCCATATCAACCACATTGGTTAAAGCAGTTCCACTTCTAAATTGAGTAGCTTGTAAAGTTGAGTAGTTTGTAGTAGATGCTTGTGCCACGGATAGTTGATAGTAACCATTATACCCACAAGTATATGCAGTATTGGATGAATCTGATGATCCTCTTGTGACCATCATAGATCCGTATTGACCACCGTAGTGCCAAGCATTCCACACATCTGTTAACTTTGTTCCACTCGGAGAAGTATTTTGTGGGGCTGCTGTCGTCACCGCAGCTGTAACACCATTATACCCTCCAGTATAAACTTCTAGAGGTAGACACACATTATAAGTGTGGTTATGTGCAAGTTGTCCATAACCATTATAACCCCAAGTCCAAAGAGTATTATCTCTTCTAATAACTAACAGTGATACAGTAGAACCAGATGAATTTCCACCACTAGTATTAAATTTCTTAATACCAGTTGTAGAAGTTGTACCCCATGTTTTAACAAATGTTGGTGAAGAACGATTTGTAGTATCACCAACACCTAATTGTCCGTTACCATTGTATCCTATTGCATACATCTTTCCTTGATCAGTCAAGAACCAGAAAGATCCATAGTTACCACCAGTTGCCCAGATCTCAATAATTTTACCATTGGTTGTTTGGTCAAAAGAAACTAGAGTTGGTGCATAATAATCTGTTTGATTACCTTGTCCCAGTTGTCCGTAGCCATTATAACCCCACGCATATAATTCACGAGTATCATCTGAGTTACGAATTAAAGCGTAGCAAGATCTTGTGGAAATATTACCGTCAGAAGAAGAAGCAATACGAATCGCTTTCTTAGTGCGAAGAATTGTTGTTGGACTACTTTTATTAATACCAGCATATCCGCACTGTGTAAAATTAGTATAAGATGTAGTTTGGCCATGTCCACAAGCACCTTGAGCATTATATCCTGCAGAGTGTACTTCGCCATTGTCAAATAGTACTAGAGTACCATCAAATCCGCCATCGCTTTCAATTTGAATAAGTTTTGGTGCTGCTGTGGTTGGAGAAGTTGGAAGAGAACCATCAAACCAACTCAAATGAGAGAACTGTGCTTCTCCTGGAGTTTGTTGTGTTCCTGACGCTACACCAGTACCTAAATTGTTGCTAGAGTTTCTTCCATAAGACATTAAACCGTATCTTCTATTAACATACTGTACTGCACCATTACCTGCTAGATTAGATCCAGGAGTTTTAAACTCACCGAAACTATCGCCCATACCAACATAACTAGTTCCAGGTACTGCAAGCGCATAAGCATCCCAAACAGTTTTATGTGTTGGTGAATAACCTTCGTTTGGACCGAACAAATAAGCAAATTTATCTCTCATAGTCCCAGTGGAAATCTTTTTCCAATATGCAGTTTGAGTTGCTGGATTCTGATTTGTACCTGTTTGAATACAGATATATGAATCTTGTTCTAGATAATTGTGGTGATCATTATAAGGTAGTATTCTTTTATAAGTTATAATATCACCCACAGCATAAGCAGTAGCATTTGACCACTCACCAGCTTGATACACACCACCACCCATTAAATCCCAATTCGCAGTGTTTAATTCTGGAGTGGTTGAAGATGAATTGGCTACTTCGCACACATAGTATTTGTTTTTGTAAAGAACGATGTCATCTACCAAGTATGATGTGGCTGCAACCCAAGAACCTCTTGGATTAAATCTTAGTTTACTCAATGTTGATATTGTCATTTCCTATACCTTAATATGTAGCAGTTAACTGGCCAGAAGAGTTAATGGCTAGTGTTAATTTATTAGAGAAGAACGCAGTCAGCGCATTTTCAATATTAGATACAGATGTGCTTGCTTCAGTCCCTAATATTTGATTGTGTATAAGATTACCACTACTGTCTACTGAAAGAACATTGTATCCAGAAACTGAAACTGGAACCCAAGCAGTTCCATCCCAAATTTCTACACTGGACAGATCTGTGTTGTATCTGGTCATCCCCTGTACAGGACTTGCTGGACGCTGAGCAGTAGTACCAACACCTATGGTAACATACTGGTCGCCTAAGACTGTTGCTGGCATTATTTAACTCCTTTTAATTCTTGTATCTCTTTATTTAGCTCTTTTATCGCTTCTATTAAAAGAGGGACTAGTTTTTCGTACTGCACTGTTTTGTAATTTTCGCCTGAACGAGAAATCTCTGAACTTTCAAATAACATGATATCAAATGGTGCAGGTTTAACAACTTCAGGGAGAACTTTTTCTACTTCACCAGCTAAAACACCGACTTGGCTTTCTTTACTAGTATAGCCAAAAGATTCTGCTAACTGGTTTGCTGTGTAAGTAACACCTCGCAAAGAACATACTTTTTCTAATGCATTTTCAATAACTTGAATATTTTCTTTTAATCGTTCGTCTGAGTAATTAGAGCTAATATTACCTGCTGCACGAATCTCACCATCAGTTGTCGGTGGTGTTAAAGATCCACCAACACCTAAACTTTTAAGAGAAGTTACTGCATTTGGTGCGTTTAAAAGCGGAGAAGGAATTGTACAACCAGTACCACCTACAGAGTTTGATCCTATACTAACACTGGTAGCTGCACTTCCAATATTTAACTCAGTAGCATTAGTATTAATTAGATTGAAAGTAGTGGCAGTGGTAGTAATATCGCCACCATTAACTGCCAAGTCTGCAGTTATCGTGGTATTACCAGTTACGGCTAGTGTACTAGAAAGAGTGGTTGCACCAGAAGCTGCAAGAGTTCCCGTAATGCCGATAGAACCAGAAAGAAACCCTCCAGAACCATCTCTACGAACTACAGCATTAGCAGTATTTGAGCTAACGGCATCGGTAGTTTCTACTTTAAAGCTGTTCAGGTTTAAGAAATTGGTATCAATTTCTGAGTTTGACAATGGAAGATTCTTGACAGTTGCTCCACTGCCAGCAGTACTTCTAGTTGTTATTGAAGCCATTTTATTGGTGTTCCTATGGGTTTACAATATATTTATTATTTAGGAGTTCTAATAAGGATGCAATTCTTATGCACTTTCCATATAAGAACCATCGTAATTATTTATAGAAGACTCCAAAATGTTTCGGATATTTGGGTTTCTGGAGTCTACATAAAACCTAACCATAATCATGGGAGAATCTCCATAATTAAACGCATTATGATAGTGATAGCTATTAAAACAATATCCTCTCCCCACAGGGTAGTATTCCTCATAAACTGGGATCGGTTTATTAAAATCTGAACATCTATAATCCATATAGTGTAGCACACTAAATTTTGAATTCTCGGGCATCTGAATAGGTAACTGCCAAACAGAAATCCATTCTGGTTGTTTAGATTCTAATACATGACTATGCCATCCTGCAGAACCATTTGGATTTATTCTTTCTATTCTAGCCAGTAAATTACCAGCACCTAAAGATAGTAGAAGTTCTCGGAGATAAGGACATTTCTTTATAGCATCAGTCTCTTTAAACTCTCCAGTCCATGCTTCTTTGGGATCAGATTTAGACTCTCCGTTAATGCTATACAAAGCGATAGAATCCCAAGAAGATTCTATGTAACATCCAGCTTTGATATCTTCCCAACTATTATATGGATAAAACTGTAAACCTTGTATCTCTGATAAAATCTTAGATGCATCAAACTCAATAGGTAAAGGAAGATGTGCAATTTGACTTAGTCTATTCAATGTAATCTCCAGTATAAGAATTGACTGCATCCTGAACTAAATCATACACTAAGTCATCTCTAAGATCTGCAAAGAAACGAATTGTTAGCCTTACACCTTCTTCATCAAAATTAAATACATTATGATAGTGGAATGCATTAAACACAACTGGAGTTGACGGTATATAACTAGCTTCGTATACCTTTGGAAGTTCCTTGCCAAAATCAACCATTCTATATTGTTTGTTTGAGATTACAGAGTATTTAAACTTATCTGGCATCGTGATTGGTAACTGTATAATCATCATAGTTTCTGGATGATATAATTCAAATGCATGATTATGCCAACCCATTACAGTTCCAGGATGAATCTCCTCAATCCTCGCTAGTGCTTTACCACCACCCAACTGTTCAACAATGTCGTAGGTATATGGTAGATATTCAGACAAACCAGTTTTCTGAAACTGCCCCCAAATTCTTTCTAATTCTCCTGGACCAGCACCTTCTAGTCTATCGCAAAATATTTCTCCATTATAACTGAACAATGATAGATTATTCCACTTACTTTTACTGTGCCCATGATTCTCTTGCATAGTAGCTGAGTATGGCATTAGCGGAAATGGACACTCACGAATCTCGTGCTCAATCCTTTCTGCATCGTATTTAAAATTTAACGGCAGATGAGGAATTCTATTTACTTGATCAACTAATTGTTCTATGTTTCTCATTAATAAAATTTTCGTAAAAGGTTCTTATCTGATAAAATTTATCATATTTTGGAGCAGTGGAAAATTTTAAAGAATTAACTCTTTCAGTCCATTGCTCATATATTGACTCTGGTACATCTAAATTTAATTGCTCTGCTAATTCTACTAAGAATTTTAAATAATCTTCCTGAAACACTACAGCACAAGATTGGAAAATGTAACTTAAATTTGCAGACACATTTGTGTGCGGTAAATTATATTCTCTAAAATCTACAATCTCTTTTCTATTACCTGAAACCAATTCTTGCATCTGATCGCTAAGGTTTCTCATAGCCAAAAGATATTTATTATCAGTATCGGACATAACCTTTTGGTATAGATGTCTAAACAGAATAGATGGTCTACTAATTTTACCAGATGCAATATTGGCATCGATAACAATCTTGGTGAAATCAAATAATGGTCTATTGTAGACGATCCAATAATTCACAAAGAAAAACTCAGTATACTCTTCTTCAGTGTATCCGTTGGCTTTAGTCACAAACTCCACATCTGAGATATAGACAGGATCATCGGATATATGATATTTAGAGAACTCATCTACATCGTTAAATTCATAGCTATTTAATCTAGACTTACCAACACAAACCCTTGCAGTTTTAATACCATGTTCTTTTTTATACTCTGGATCAAAGGCAGGAGAGTCTGGTAGCAGTAACCAAATATATCGTTCAAGTTGATATCCATGTTCGTACTGAAGATCTATCTCATCGTAAAAATCTTCCTTCGTGTATCCTGGAAGTCCAAGAATGAATTCAATATCTGAACGAACATCATATGTCTTTTCCAAGTATCTGGCAAACTCAAAATCTTTTTCTCTTGGTACATCAGTTCTTTTAATGTTTCGTAAAACTTTTTGACTAATAGACTGTAAACTAATTTTGTAACGATTAACTGCGCCACATCTTGCCAATGGTTCAATAACAGCCCATCTTGCTTCTTGTTTAGATTTCGTTATACCAAATAGTTCAACTTGAGTTGGCAACCCATATATGTTCTTAGACTGCTCGATATAATTTGAAACATCAACATCTTCTTTAAAGATTCCATAGTTTGCATCAACAATCTGAACACCTTCAATACCAAACTGCGGAATATAATCTAGATCTTGTTTAATCATATCCAGTGGTTTACGAATAACCTTTCCACCGATACCACCACCCCACTCGCAAAATACGCATGCGTAGGGACAACCTCTAGATAATTCTATTGGAAGAACAAGTGGAACATTAGCTTCCATTGCCAAATCTTTACACTTGTAAATGATATCTTCATTTCCTGGAATCATTGCCTGAGGAAATTCAAATGTAACTTTATTTGGAGTTGGTCCACGACCAGTTCTAAAAATAGAAAAACTTACTTGTTTCCAATCAATATCACCTTCAGCATATTGATTTAACATATCTTCAATAAACCATTCGCCATAACTAGTAGGTTCACAGATAGCATCTACAAACTTATGACTAAAGAACCAGTCTAGTTTATTGTGAGTTATACCTAAGTGTGGTCCACCAATTACAATAATTCTTTTTGGGTTCCTATTTTTAATCTCTTTCGCAATAGCCATAATTGCCATATGGCTCCATACATAACTAGAAAACAAATAGATGTCAGAATCTTGTTTATCGTAATAGTTTACGATATCATCAAAACTCATTCCCTCAACATCTAACACTGGTTCTTGCCAAATTACATTTGACGAATACTTACCATTTTTAGTATAATAGTTCTTGAAGTTTAACCAATGGATCGGTAACCTAATAACAGGTGATCTTAGTTCAACTGTTAAGTATGAGATTTTTATGGATTTTCTGGGTGGCTTCAACATAATCTGTTTCACTGTTTATTTTAATAATTCTTGGAGCCAACTGTTTCATATGAACACAGTGTTCTTCAACCATATCATGGTGTTTTAAATCTTTAATTGTTTTCTTACACCCATTACAAATTGCAAACATTGGGCAACCAATACACTCATCCTTTAACGAATACAATTCTGGAGCATCTTGTAGTGGTGTAATAAACCCACCTTCTTTAACTTCCTTTACAAAGTTAATTGGGTATTCTTTATCGTCACCCATCGCCCCACAAGAATAATAATCTCCCTCTGGATTCAATGCTCTTATGTGATCATCACAATTTCTTGCCTGAGGGCAAACATTGGCAATATTATTCAGACGAGTCATCATCTGTTTTGTATTAAACTCCCAATGCCAAAGATCTTTCTCGTATACATCAATATACATCTCGTATATCTTACTTAGGCGATAAGGTTTATCCTGCTCACCAGAAGCCATGGCATAGTTCAGCTTACACTGAACATCCATTTTCTTGGCTAACTCTACATGTTTTATTGCATGCTTCTCATTTTCCTCAGAGATAACTGCAATAAATCCTGGACGGTAACCAACTTCTTTTAAGAATAGATCGCTAACATTCCAAAAATCTTTTTCAGTATAGACTCGGTTCTCGTTAATTTTACGACCAAATCCATATTGAAAACTTGTTGTTACTCCGACTCTTGGGTGTTTGAACAAAGGTGTCCACATCTCTGGTTTCTTGTAGAATGCCCAAAGATTAGTGGTCAATCCTAAAGTTGTTATAAGTTTGTGTTCTTCGATATAATCAAGAATCTCAAAATAATACTCTGGCTTTACCATTAATGGATCACCACCATTAACAATAATCGTATTTGTGTTTGGAAATCTTTTTAAAAAATCGAATACATGCTGTAAATCAAGTGTGCTGGCTTTGTCTTCTACAAGTTTAGTGGATGAACAAAAGGTACACTTAAAATTACATAGTTCCGTTGGTTTGATTATCAGTTCCATGCGTCACTTTATATTTACTAAGCCATTCTGTATTATCTTTGTTCTGTAGAATTGCGTTCCAAAAGATTGGATTTACAGAATCAAAGTTGGAAAGATTTGGGAATACCAATTGGTGTTGTGAAGCAAAGACTGGATCTAAAATGTAATCTTCAACCAATTCTCTTTTAGTCAATCCTTTAATAGAATTAACGATGTCGCCATATTCTTGTGTATTATTCACTACGCTAAAGAAGTGATTACCATAATCATATCCATAAACTTCTTTGATAGTATTATGGATACCATCGACTGGCATCAATTCATTAATGTCAAATTTGGTTAGATAAGAATTAATATAGTCTGCATTTGTTAAGTTTGCGATAGTATATTCATCATTAGTCATAATTGCTGGAAGGGTTTGTTCAGCAAATTTTAACCAAAACCCTGGAGATCCATCGTACATCTCGTCAACACGATCTATACAAAAATCTAGTGAGTGCGTGTCACCTTGAATTGCATTGGCATATTCTATTTCTACTCTAACATATTCTAGAGAAGCAGCAAACTCTGAAGTCTCTGTTGTTAAGTTTAGTTGTTCTGGTAATTCAATACGAGTAACTTCTCTTAATCCAGTAACTTGTAGTCCATAGTTATAACTTCCAAGACCATAGTTTTCTTTTAACCTATCATAAGAATACATTTCGTTAAGAGCAGTTTCGTTTAGTACAGCACCAAAGAAAAAAGAATATACATACTGAAATGTTTCATCATCACAATATATGATAGTTTTTACATTTGAGAAGTCTTCATGAATATCTGCAAATAATTGATCTAGTATAACAGGTGTTACAGTCTTATAAATTTTGTAGATATCAAAACAATTGTTTATTTGAGGATCATCAATATTTTTATGATCACCAAGCCATACATGTTTAGCAGTTTCTACAATATTATTTGTAGTTGAGAGATAGCAGTTGTCGAATAGAAATATCATACTAAGATACCCATTTGTTGAATTTCATGCTTTGGCATTTTTAATAACCATCGTAATAACCAAATGTCAATCTTATCGCCCATATTTTTGTTTGCCGATAACAACAGTAAAAACAGTGGATCTTTTATCATCTCTGAAATGTTATTAATGCTGTAGTATTTTAAAATAGTAGGATCTGTGAATGTATTAAATTCTTTTCGCATTTCCATATACAAATCTTTCATAGAAACTACTGTGTCAAATGAAGCATTTCTATAATCACTAACCCAAGAATTATTCGGTTCTTTTCTTGATAAGTATTTGGCTTTCGCTTCTGGGTAGAAAGAATACACATATCGATTAACAATATTATTAATAGTGCTATAATCTCCAGAAGCCACTTTCCATTCAACACCTGCGTTTTGTTTAACCCAAGTTTCTGATAGTTTAAATGGATCATCTTCAGGAATGTCTTCTAATGACATAAACATATCAGAAAGAACTTTTATATTAGCTCTGCTTGTTTCGGATTGTATTAACTTTGCTCGTGTATTTAAACGAAGAGCAAACAGTTTGGCAGCATCTAAGAAAAACTCTTTACTTAAATTTGTAACTTGAGTTTTTAATTTAGCAGTAAAGAATTTTACAAAACTATCGTTATCAGCGTATATCACAAACGCTTGTTTATTACTTAAAACTAATTCTAGTATTCCGCTAGAAGCAAAATGTTCAAAGCAAGAAAATCTTTGGAATGCATCCTTTGCGCTAGAATTATTGTAATAAAAACTATTAGTTACTACAGGAGTATTGGTGTGGTCTTTTCCTACCACCAAATATTGTTTTGTTGGATCAAATAATTCTACAGGATAAACATAACAAGAATTAAATAAGTGTAGCATCGGCTTCTTTGATCATTGAATTTAATTGTTGTGGGGTAAATTTAGCGTCTAAAATAATTTTTAAAATTGGGAAAAACAAACATGTTTTAGAAGACAGATAATAGGTTAATGTTTTACCAGAATATATTGGTC